CCGTATGGAATCCCGTACGGTTTTTCTATTGTCCGAACTTTGACGACATTAAAAGCCAAGGATATCAGTCCACTCGGACTTAAAAGGAGGGCCTGAAATGGCAGAAGATATTAAAGAACCTGTAGTTGAACCTGAACTTGAACAAGCTAGCACTCAAGAAGAGGAAAAAGCTACAGAAAAAACATTCACACAATCTCAGCTTGATGAAATCATTCAGAAAGAAAAAGCTAAGGCCAAGCGTTCTGCTGAAAAAGAGTATCAAGCTAAGATGGATGAAGCCGAAAAGCTACGTCAGATGAACGAGAGTCAAAAAGCAGAGTATGAACAGGAAAAACAAAGAGCATACATTGCTGAACTGGAAGCTAAAATCAATCGTAGCGGACTAGAACGAGAAGCTTCTAAAATGCTCTCTGAGGGCGGTATTGTAGTTGATGATAAAATCCTAGGTTTTGTTGTCAAAGATACCGCAGAGAGCACGCAGGAGGCTGTAGAAAGCTTTGTAGCTTTGGTGAATGACTTAGCCGATAAGAAAGTCGGCGAGAAACTAAAAGGTAAGACACCGAAGAAGATGGAAGACACTTCAGCTAGTGAGATTACCAAGGAACAATTTAACAGAATGGGTTATCAGAGTAGAAATGAACTGCTCCAAAACAACCCAGAACTTTATTATAAATTGAAAGGATAATAGACAATGACACAAACTAAAATTGCACAGATGATTAACCCAGAAGTGATGACTGACATGATATCAGCTAAACTTCCGAAAATGCTTAAATTTACACCGCTCGCATTCGTCGAGCGCACACTTGTTGGGCAACCAGGCACTACTGTCACAGTTCCAAAATGGGAATACTCTGGAGATGCCAAAGACATCGCTGAGGGTGAAGCGATTACTCCAGACCAATTGACTACTGCTAAGTCTACAATGACCATTAAGAAAGCCGGGAAAGGTATCGAACTTACAGACGAAGCAGTTCTTTCTGGGTACGGTGACCCAATTGGTCAAGCTACACACCAAATTGCTTTAGCTATTGCTAACAAAGTGGATAATGATTTGGTTGAAGAAGCTAAAAAAGCTACTCAATTCGTAGCTGATGCGCCTACAACTGGTGATGCACTTGATAAAGCCTTGGCAGTCTTTGCAGATGAAGAAGACGCACGTTATGTTGCTCTTATCAATCCAGAAGATGCTATCGCTTTGCGTGGAAATGCTGCTAAAGAGTGGGTTCGTGGTTCAGAAATTGGTGCGGCTATCGTTGTATCTGGGACGTTCGGTGAATTCAAGGGTGTTCAAATCGTACGTTCTAAGAAAGTAGATAAAGGGAAAGGCTTCCTTGTTAAAGTTTCAGCTGTTGACACAGATACAGATGATGTTGCTAAATACGGAGCATTCGTTATCAATCTTAAACGTGATGTAGCTATTGAAACAGACCGTGACATCCTCAAGAAAACTACTGTTATTACTGGGGACGAACACTACGGAGTTTACTTGTACGATCCGTCTAAAGTCGTGAAATTTGGAGGTGCTTAATGGGTATGATGTTACGACGACATCATCCTAAAAAGCCTGCTGAAACTGAAGCTATTAATTATAGCGACTTAACGGTTAAAGACTTAAAAGATATCGCTAAAGAGCGTAATATCGAAGGTTATTCAACGCTGAACAAAGAGGATCTTATCGCAGTATTGGAGGGATAACATGGCAAATATCGCTCAAGCAAAGATATTGCTAGGGATTGAGGATAATCTTCAAGATGAGTTGCTCACAACCATAGCAATGTTGACAACTGCTAATTTTTTAGCCTATGCAGGCGTGGATGATGTCCCAGAAGGCCTTGAGTATATCATTACCGAGGTCATTATTAAACGATTTAATAGGATAGGTGCTGAAGGGATGAGTAATCATTCCCTAGAAGGTACATCTATGACATTTAACTCTGATGATTTCAAAGAATACGATAGTGTGATTAAGCGTGTTTGTTCAAAAACTTTTAATGCGGGGTTTAAGATGCTATGAGATATAACGATAGAGTGGAGATTATCACTAAGAAGCAAGAAGAGTATGATCCTGAAACTGGCGAATATACTTCTAGCGAAGATAAAGTGTTGATTGTTCCAGTTCATGTTATGGATTTGGGTATCGACAAGCAAGTCGCAGTTTTTGGTGAATATAAACGAGGTTCAAAAGTGGTTTATTTCCAAAATGCACCTAAAATCGCATTCACTTATCTCATTTATCGAAAAGAACGCTATAAATGCAGGGCAGACAAACAGTCTGGAAGAGTATTCTACTTAGAGAAGGACAACTCTATTGGGTAGTTTACGATTTGAACTAAAAGGTCTTGATAAACTTCAAGCTAAACTTCAAAGAGTGGCTAAGATGGAAGAAGTGGAGCGTATCATTGAAAAAAATGGTACTGAAATGCAGAAAAAAGCAGTTACCAATGCTTCCAAGTTCAGAGGTCACTATGAAGGTAGAGGTCAAAATAGGAGATTTGTCAAACCAACAGGAGCGACTAAACGCTCTATCTCTGTCAACAGTAGCAAGATAGATAGGTTTAAGTATCGAGTAGCGCCTGGAACTGATTATGCTGCATACGTTGAGTTAGGAACTCGCAAAATGAGCGCACAGCCGTTTATCAAGCCAGCTTTTGATGATCAGAAAAAACTTTTTAAAAATGATTTAGAAAGGTTGGTTAAATGAAATCAAGAGAGCAAGCAGTTTTTGACAGCGTATTTAAACGTTGTCTTTTTTTGGGTTACAAAACATACGATTACAAGCCAGACGATAACGTACCTTATCCGTTTGTTGAATTCGAGGACACGACGACGAATCTCGTTCCAAATAAAACGGACGTGAAAGGTACTGTAGAGTTGGTTTTGTCGGTGTGGAGTACCCGTAAAAAACGCAAACAAGTATCAGATATGTGTTCGAGTATCTTAGCTGAAGCGATGAAGATTAGTGAGGCAGATGGCTATCATCTAGCTTTAAATATCTCGCAGTCTACAATATCGCTTTTTGACGATAACACGACAGTCGAACCGCTGAAACGTGGTCGTGTTCGTTTAGTATTTACAATTTTATAAAAGAAAGAGGATAAAAAATGCCAATTGCAAAAAAAGGGATTGACAGTATTCTATTGTTCCGTTTGTTGAGCGAAGCAAGTAAATCAGACGGTGCTAAATTAGCATTCCAGACTGAACACTCATCTGAGAAGAGCCGTGACGCTAACTCAGTCAAAACTAAAGACGGTGTTCTTCAATCGGTCGGTGGTATTGAGGTTTCAATCACTGCTACAACGATCATGGCAGAAGATGATGAACTTGTTGCTAAACTTGAAAAAGCAATGGATAAGGGTGAACTTATCGAAGTTTGGGAAATCGAGAAGAATGCTAAGAAACAAGGTGACAAATACGAGTCAGTGTACTATCAAGGTTACTTGACATCATTCAAGAAAACTAAGAACGCTGAAGATCTGATTGAGTTAGAACTTGAAATTGCAGTAAATGGTACAGGTGTCAAGGGATATGCTACTCTTAACGCTAGCCAAGCAGAGGTGGTACAGTATGAGTTTGCTGACACTACTAAAACAACAGCTAGCTCACCAAGTCCTGTAACTTCAGTATCTAGTGTTCCTGGTATCGGTGGGTAGAAATTAAGAGAGGTTCACACCTCTCTTTTTTATTGTATTTTTTAGAAAAAAAGGAGAAACAACAATGCAATTAGTAATCAAAGATAAAACTTACAACGTGAAATTTGGCGTTAAATTCGTTCGTTCACTAGATAAGGCTTATCCAATCGAACAACAAGGTTTGAAATTCGGCATGGCTCTATCTGCTAAAATTCCAGAACTGTATGCTAAAAATATCGCTTCATTAGCTGATATCATCTACCACGGAACAGTTACAGAAAGCCCACGACCTTCCTTGGTTGATGTTGAAACATTTGTTGAAGAGCATGAAGATTTAGAGCAATTGTTTGATGATGTACTTAAAGAATTGAGTGAGTCAAATGCGGGTAAGTCTTTGATGTCGGAGATGAACCAAGGTCTCAAGGAATAGTTGAGAAATCATCTCTTGAAACGTTTGAGGAAATCATTATAAATTGTGTCCGATTTCTGAATATCACAGACATGAACGAGATTGGTCGTATGACAATGTATGAGTATGATTTGTTAATGACTGGGGTGTTATTGAGAAAGCAAGATGAAGACGAACTCTTACATCGGTCTGCTTGGCTGTCTAGACAAGTAGAAGCTACTAAATCGGACGGTAAAACTCCTTTGTATAGAAAATATAGTGATTTTTACAAGAAAAAAGATACTACGAAACATAAGTATCAACTTTCAGATAAAGAAAAACAACTCTTACTGAGAGCAAATATGTAACGAAAGGAGGTATATAATGGCAGAAACTTATTCAGTCGAAGCGGTACTAACTGCGGTTGACAAAGGAATGAGTTCTACTTTGAACGGTTTACAGAAGGCAATCAACGGACTTCAAAAAACATCATCCGCATTTGATACGATTTCACAAAAGAGTGGTTCAATGTTTAAATCGATGTTGGGTGCTAACTTGGTTAGTTCAGCAATTGGTTCAGCAGTTGGCAGCATTAAAGGCTCTTTAGGTGAAATGGTCGGAGAGTTGAATAGTTCCAAGAAAGCATGGGACACGTTTGACGGAAACCTTAGTAAGCTAGGTTGGGGCAAAGACCAAATCAACCAAGCTAAAGAGGCCATGCAGGACTACGCTACCAAGACTATCTACTCAGCTTCAGATATGGCAAGTACATTCTCACAGATGGCTGCAATCGGTCGTGAGGATAGTGGCCAGTTAGTTGAGGCTATGGGTGGTCTTGCCGCATCCGCGGAAAATCCTAAGCAAGCGATGAAATCCTTGTCACAACAAATGGTACAAGCTCTAGCTAAGCCGAAAATCACTTGGCAAGACTTCCGTATCATGATGGAACAGGCACCAGCAGGTATGAGTGCAGTAGCCAAAGAAATGGGATTGTCACTCAATGAACTGATTACCAAAATCCAAGACGGACAGATTAAAACCGAAGATTTCGCTGAAGCGTTTAAACGTGCAGGGATGTCTATGCAGGGCATGGCTACAAGTTACAAGACGATTGACCAAGCGTTAGACGGTTTGAAAGAAACGTTAGCGAATAAACTCAAGCCAGCTTTTGACGCGTTGTCTAAAGCAGGTATCAAGGCTCTTGAAGCAATTATGAATCAGCTTGATAAGATTGATTTTAAGAAGTTAGCGACGGGTCTTGAAGAGGTTCTAAACAAGATTGATTTTAATGCAATTGTTGAGAAAATAGCGTCATTCGTGAGTACATCTGTTGCTAAAATCAAGGAATTTTGGCAAGGTTTCTCAAATACAAGCGCAATTGCTGACTTCAAGAAGGCATTGAGCGAAGTTTGGGAAGCTATTAAGAAAGTAGCATCAGCTCTTTCCGGTGGCGACATGGCTTCTTTTGGTGAAAAGATTGGTAAAGGATTGAGTATAGCATCTCAAGCTATCCAGTCGTTTGCTAAAGTAGTTCAAAGTCTAAGCCCTGATCAGATAAGAGCGATAGCGTCTGCGTTTCTTGCATTTAAGACTGCGCAAAGAACAACGAAATTAGCGGCGGATGCCTTAATCGGGCTTAGAGGTGCAGTAAGTGCGACTAAATACGTTTTTGGTGGAATGGTTAACGCTGGGAATGTAGGAAAAGCCTTATTTGGCATCGCCAGAGGTTCTAAGGCTGCTAGTTCAGCCTTGTATTTCATGTCTGAAACATCTACGCTTGCTAAGGTTGCAGTAGGCGGTCTGAATATCTTCAGTAAAATAGGCGGATGGATTGGTCCGGCAATTACTGCAATCGTTGGATTCCTTGGTCCTGTAGGTTTAGTGATTGCTGCAATTGTTGCAATCGGTGCAGCGTTCGTTGTTCTTTGGAATAAAAGCGAGGGCTTCAGAAACTTCTTTATCGGCTTATGGGATGGCATTGTTAACGTCGCTTCAAATGCTTGGCAAGGTATTCAAAACGCTTGGAATGGTGTTGTTGAATGGTTCTCTAGCCTTTGGAATAGCGTCAAAGAAACGGCTTCAAATGCTTGGAATAGTTTCGTAGAAAAGGCTCGACCGGTTATCGATGCTATTAAATCCGTATGGAATACTATTTCCGAGTTCTTCTCTAATCTTTGGTCAGGAATTAAATCTTTTGCTTCAGATGTTTGGAATAGCTTCTTAGAAGGCGCTCGTCCTATTGTCGAAGGCTTGATGAACGTCTGGAATGCTTTAAAAAATTTCTTTTCAGCATTGTGGGACGGGATTGTTTCAGTGGCTACAACTGTTTGGAATGGTATTGTTGAAGTAGTGACGCCAATCATTGAAGCTATTAAGACCGCTTGGAACAGTCTAGTTGATTTCTTCACTAATCTTTGGAATATCATTACAGAAGGTTCTACTGCTGCATGGAATGGCTTTGTAGAGTTTCTGACGCCGATTGTCGAAACAATCAAAGATTTGTGGTCTGGTTTCTCTGAGTTCATGTCTACAATCTGGAATGGTATCGTAGACGTTGCAACGACTGCATGGAATATGCTTCAACCGGTCATTGAGACGGTTTGGACCGCTATTCAGCAGTTTATAACAAGCGCTATCGAAGTTATCCAAAACGTGATTACGACAGGGATGCAGATTGTTCAAGAGGTATGGAATGCGGTTTGGACTGTGTTTACTACAATCGTTCAGACTGTTTGGACAGTCATTTCAACAATCATTTCAACGGTACTGAATGTAATAGCAGGTATTATCAACACAGTTACATCTATTATCAAAGGCGACTGGAGCGGTGCTTGGGAGAATATTAAAGGTATAGCGCAGACTGTTTGGGAGGGTATTAAGTCTGTTATCTCAACAGTAATCAATGCTATTAGTACTATTATTGGTACGGTTCTGGGAACAATTAAAAATACTGTAACAACGATCTGGAATGGTATTAAAGATTTTATTTCAAATACTATCAACAATATCAAAGGCACTGTTATCAATGTAGCTAATTCATTAAAAGATGGTTTTATGAATGTGTTGGATTCATTGAAAAATGGAGTTAGCAATGCAATTGATGCAGTTAAAGGATTCTTTGATAGATTGTGGAACGTTGACTTGAGTGGTGCTGGCCAAGCTATCATGGAAGGCTTCCTTGGTGGTTTGAAATCAATGTGGGGTGCGGTTACTGATTTCGTTGGTGGTATCGCTAGCTGGATTGCCGAACACAAAGGACCTATCTCGTATGACCGTAGATTGCTGATACCAGCCGGTCAAGCTATCATGAGTAGTTTCAACACTGCTTTGATGGGCGGTTTTGAAAAAGTCAAAGGCAATGTGTCCGGAATGGCAGACGGCATTCGTTCGATGTTTGATGATGCAGGTTCACGAGTTTCAGCAATGTCCAATGCTTTGCAGGGCGATTTCTCAAATAACGTATCTGGTACATTATCAGCTACTTATGAAGTCAACCAGACGAAAGAACCAGCTATTATTAACCTCGCTCTTGGTTCAAATGATTTCAGAGCCTTTGTTTCTGACATTTCGAATATCCAAAGTAAAGAAGAAAGGATAAGATTAAAGACTCAAAGCCTTTAATGGTGTTTTAAATGTATACTTTTAACGACACGATAAGAGGAACGCCAACATTTAACTCGGGCTTAGAAGTTCGATTTGGTGATATAAGCCTCAATCAAGAGATGAACAACGAGGACGGAACGTTCTTTGTGGCCAATACCACAGGGCGTGATGTCCTTGATTTTCATCATGAAACTGCAACTATTAAAGGTCGAGACGGTCAATATCTGTATGGTGCGACTTATAAAGAGCGTGAGATAGAGATACAGGTCAAGTTAACAGGATTTACTGATTTAGGCATGCGGAGACAGTACGAACGATTAAATCGCTTGTTATTTTCCCGTCAAGCTAAAAAATTAGTATTTGGTGATGATTCAGGGCGATATTATAAAGCTATCTTTTCAAAAGTTAAGAAACCAGAACTGGAAGATGCTAATGATACAGTTATCAAGTTGCATTTCATCTGTTATGACCCGTTCAAGTATACAGAGCCTAAAACAGTAACGACTAATAAGGTAACGTACAACGGAGATTTCCCAACAGAGCCTATTTTGAGGTTAACAACGCAAGCAGGCTCTGAAATTCGTATCTTACATCTTGAAACTCAGAAGTATATCAGATTGAAGTCTACTTACATTCAAGGTTCAAATCTACTGGTTAATTGTGAGACGAGAGAAATCAAGTTGAATGATAGAAACGAGTTGATGAACTTTGACATGGTTAATAGTCGCTATTTTAAACTTCAAAAAGGTGCGAATACATTTCAAGTCGTAGGCGCTCTATTGAATAGCGTTGAGTATAAAGAGGTGTTCGCATGATCTATTTATTTAATCAGACAGAAGAATTGATTGATGTCATCGATGAAGCGAGCCTTGCAGATTTCACTCATACGATTGAATTAAATCGATTTGATAGAGCGAGCTTTGAAATCCCTGTAGATTACAAGCCTAACATAATAAAAGAAGCCCAATTTTTCGGATTTCAATCACGAGACAGGGCTTTTTGTTTGTTCAGGATTTCGGAAAAATCTTATGATCTGGGATTGTCTATCCAGGGGATAGACAGAGCGGAAAGCGACTTACATTCGTTTATCATCGAGGATAAGCGACCAGGTGGAACTGCCAGTGATGTTTTAAGAGAGATTTTGAAGGGCACTGGCTACCATCTAGGAAATGTTGATGGTTTGACAATCAATGGCAATATGTCTTTCTACTATATTTCTGTCAGACAGGCACTTGTTAAATTGATTGAATCGTACGCTTGCGAGTTCAAAATTAGATATACCTTTGTCGAAAACAAGATAATCGGGCGATACATTGACCTAAATCAGCGTTTTGGACGCAAAACAGGGCATCAATTTGAATATGGTTCTAACATCCTGAACGTAACCTATGAAGAATCATCGGACGAGGTTGTAACAGCTCTTATCGGCCGCGGTAAGGGTGAACAAAGCACAAACGAATCTGGAGAAGCTACGGGCGGTTATGGTCGTAGAATCCAGTTTAAAGATGTTGTTTGGTCTGTATCAAAGGGCGACCCTGTCGACAAGCCTGCAGGGCAGAATTATGTAGCGAATGAGGCTGCTAGAAACATCTACGGCTTGCATCAAAACGGTGTTATCAAGCACCGCTTTGGTGTCTATACGAACGAAGATATTGAAGACCCGGTCGAGTTGTTAAAAGCAACTTACAAGGAATTGAAACGTTTATCTGTTCCTATCGTCACATTCAAAGCCAATCTTTTGGATTTGGCCAATGCGATTGAGCAAGATATCTGGATTGGTGATAGCGTTGGAATTGTAAGAGACCAAATTGGAATAGCTTTTGAAGCTAGAATCCACAAGCTAATCATCGACAAGCTAGATGATAACCGCTCAGTCGTTGAATTGGGCGATTACCAAACTCTCCAAGCCAAAGACCGTTCTACTCGTCAACAAGCTATCAAAGACGCAGTAAGTGGTTTTAGTGAGGGTTTGATTGAGGAAGCTATTGCAAACGAGGTAGACCGTCAAAATAAGGAATTTGACGAGAAAATTCGTGTTAATAAGCTAGAGTTTGATAATGAACTGCAACGTGCGAAGGAAAGAGCCGAAGAAATCAAACGTCAAATCTCAAGCGAAATCGACAAGAAGTTCCAGTCGTTCGACAATGCAGCAATCAATGAAGCTAGACGAAAAGCAGAAGAGGCCATACGAAACGCTGGCGCAAGTACCCTGCTTGCACAGGAAGCCAAGCGGATTGGTCTAGATTCTGTTGCCAAACTTGAAGAATTCAAGAGACAGGCTACGAGCGCTCAGACGGCTTTGTTGGGCGATTTGGACGTTCTGAAACGAACTATCGCAAACGATATTCGACCGAAGCAAGCACAGGCTGAAGCTGAGATTTCCAAGCAAGTTGAAGCACTTGTTCAGACCAAAAAAGAACTGGCTGGCGTCAAATCAGCTCAGTCAACGTTTGAGCAGAGCACGACTCGCAGACTGTCAGAACTGACCAACTTGGCCAATGGTAAGGCAAGTAAGTCAGAACTCACGCAGACAGCCGAAGAGCTGACTAGTAAGATAGCGAGTGTGCAGGTTGCGCATAGAAATCAAGGAGACCGTGTCTCAGCAATTGAATCTAACTTCAGACAGCGTGCAGATGCACTTGATGCTGGTGTGAGCCGTCTGACTGAAGGTTTAAGAACCAAAGCGGATATCAGCTCGCTCAATGTGACTGCTGAAAATATTAGGCAGTCCGTGAAGAGTCTTGAAACAAACACGCAGAACAAGCTAAATCAGATGTTGAGCCTGGCTGAATTTGAAGTGCAGGCTGGCTCTATTCGTCAGGAAATCCTGAACGCAACAAAGGATAAAGCAGATAAGACTCTGGTCGTGGCTGAAGCTGGGAAATTGCGAGAAGAATTTTCAAACTTACGGGTTGGTGGAACTAACTTGTTGAAAGGCTCAAAAGGGCCTTTTCTTCCAGATCGGAAGCCAGCTAATTTTGATAACGCCATTCTGTATGTAGGACAGACGTCTATCTACATGGAGCAAGGACAGGAATACATTATTTCTGCTAAAACAGACGGGACCTTTACAGCTCATCACGACGGGAATAAGGAATCCGATAACGTAGTTCTTTGGATTATGGACAAGGATGTCAGAAATTATCAAATTGTATCGGACCTCAAGACAGGTACCACAGGAACGAAAATCATTTGGAATAAGCCTACAGGGATTTATCATCTGCGCGTTAACACTTATCACAAAGAAGCGACCAAGAGCGTCTGGGATGTGAAGATTGAAAAAGGCAATGTCGCCACCGACTGGAGTCCTGCGCCTGAGGACACTGATGGTCTCATCACTGAAGCTAAGGCTATCTTTGAGCGGACAGCTCAGGGGTTGCGAACCGACTTATCAGCTATTCAGGAATATGTCAATAAAGACGGTCAGCGACAGGATGCATTGCAACGCTACGCTCGTGAGGAAAGCGCAAAACAAGCAACAGCTGTACGTGAGTTGGTCGCAAGAGACTATGTTGGTAAATCAACCTATCAGGAAGATGTGAGAGGTCTTGAGCGTAGGTTCGAAGCTATTACCAACCCACAAAATGGTTCGATTGCCACTCAGATTGCTAACTACAAAACAGCAGTAGATGGCCGATTTGCAGACATCACTTCATTGATTGCTGGTAAGGTTAATCAGACGGACTTCCAGCGTGTGAAGGAAACTAGCCAACTCTATGAGCGTATCATTGGTAGCAATGAAAATGACATCTCTAACAAGGTCGCACGTATGGCCATGACCAATCAGCTATTCCAGGTTGAAGTTGGGAAGGCCTTTGCGGAACATCAGAATTTATTCTTAACCTCAACGCTCACTAAAGGATTTTTAGGGAATAATGGAATCATTAGCGTAGCGAATGCTACACAAAAGGAGGTTACATCCGATTTCATTTCAGTAGATCCAAATGAAAAAATTATCTTCC